AACTCTTTCCAGATCCAGCTGCGACATCTAGTGCCAAGCCTTGCAACTCCATAGCCTTTTGAGCATTACCAGTTGCGATGGCAAGTCTGTTTAAAGATGGTCTTAATTCATCTTCAGTTACACCAGTGGCAAGTTCAGTTGCTCTTGAATACGCTAAAACTTCATCGACTGTTTTTTGTGTGGCTCCGGCAACATTGATTAAAGTTGTTGCTAGTTTGGCGTTTGCTTTTTCATCTTCGATCGCAGCCTTAACGCCATCAACTAATAATTTGCCAGCATAGACTCCGGCAGCTGCGCCAGCAACTAAAAATGCTTTACCGATCTTTGCGCCAAACTCACCAATCTTATTGCTATTAGTTTCAACGGCTTTATCAGCTTGATCTAATTTCTTTTTTAAATCGTCAATATCGGCAAGGATCGATAACTTTAACGTGCGATTATCTCTTGCCATTATGTCCACTCCTTAAGAATGCGCTCAAATGATTCCTGCCACTTGTTTACTAATTCAGGCTGAATTCTGCGTAAGGTTGGATAAATAAACCATCCACGACTGCCACCACCAGGTGCTCGCCCAGAAAAGGTTGGGAACTGTTTAAACCTGTTTGATCCAAACTCAATACCGCCCCAAAGCGTCGACGTACTAGCACCACCTGAAAATTTCTGTCGAGCGAACCCATATCTAAATTCACCGATCTTGCTTGACTTAGATATGCTAACTCCGTCCGCAACTCTTTGCGCAACTGCTCCTGCTTTCGTTCTGCCTCTAGCTGCCGCTTTAATTTCTTCTGATGCAAAATACGCCAAAGCAGCAGACTGCCTTCTTGCTTCATCCGTTGCTTGATCGTCCATAAGTTTGAACGCTTTGTAAACATCCCGGAGGTCGGATTTGTCATAGGCAACTTTAGAATCATTAGCCATTATCCTCGCTCCTTTAAAATCTCAATTGCAGTTAATAAATCTTCTGCGCTTGTCCATTCACTCATTGGTATATGGGTGGCCATTGCCACCGCAACGAGCAATCGACTTACGCTTCCTTCTGGATGACTTTTGGGTCATCCGCATCACCGACAATTACGTCCGCAACTGTTTCCATCCAGGCATCCATTGGCTTGACTGGTTTGTCACCGGCAATAGCACGCTTATGAGCATGATAAGCCAGAAACATAAGATCCCACATGCCAATCTTTTCTTTGGCTTGTCCAATCGTGTTTCCTGTCTGCTTCTCCCATTTTGCCCACTCAGGAGGTTGGGCTATGTAAGTGGCTTGCTCTCCTGAGTTATATTCAATTGTTATTGGTAGTTTCATTTTGTTTGCTCCCGTTTTAGTTTTTAGCTGAAGGTTTCAGTAACTTGGCCACGTGCAACTGGGAATGTGAAAGATACTGTTTGAGCATCTACTCCTGAGCCACCTGCGGTTGGGTAAACTGGCAATACTGGAAACACAAATTGTGCGCCAGTTGCAGCTGTAAGTGTAATTGTAATTTCTGAGTTTGGTGCTGTATCGCACGCAGTCCAAATTGCTTCGCAAACTGATGAAGCCTTGCCCCAGTCAGCCAACATATCTAATTGGAATGTGCCCGCTTCGTTTACAACTTTGTAGGCTTCGCCATCTAAAGTCTGGTATGTCTGACGATCAAATTCTTTTGTCAGAACTGCGTTTGTCGCTTGTGCTTCGATGTCTGTTCCACCTGTGAAAGACAAAGAAATATCGCGACCTGTGATTACTGTGGTTGCCATGATTCTCCTTTATGCGGTTTGTGTGTAATAGGTAGAAACTCGAACATCTGCGATAAGCAGTGTTGATGCTCCAACTTGTGTAACTGTTGGTCTTTCGACCGAACTGACTATGTAACCCGCTGGGATTACTGCCAGAACACTTAGAATGAGTTGCTCTATATTGTCCAGGCTTGCTGGATTTGAGTTGTAAGCAACTGCGACTGTAATTGTCATGTTGATTTTTGTGCGAATAGTAGATTTGCTGATTGTTTCTAATTCTAAGTATGGACTATCTGGCACAACCACGACTGCTGGCGGAATTACTGATTCTGGAACGAAGCTGTAAACGTTTCCTGCTACTGTTGCAAGTGCTGTGGCTAAAGGTTGTCTAACTGAAGATAAGATAGTTGATGCTGGCATTATTGAGCCATGCTTTCAACATCGATGTAAGCCCCTAACAATCCTACGCAGCGATTGAATAGTGATCGACCCATGCGGAAAGGTGTAGCTGTAAAGTCCACGCCCTCAATCTGTCCGCCACCTGCTAAACGTGATTGGAATACTTCTAGAGATACTGCGAATACTGCTGAGCGCACTGGTTGTACGCCAACATAAGTTGAAGCACTTGATAAGGTTGCTGTTCCTGATGGGATGATATTTGCGCTCGCAACATCTGCGTTTGTAATGGCGCATGAAAATGTATATTGTCCAAGATCATCTGCCAAGATTGTGCGTGTTCCATTGTAAGGTGCTCCGCATCCTGCGATAACGACTGATTGTCCTGCTGTGAATTCGTGAATGCCTAAAGTGGTAAATGTTGCTACGTTGTCAGTTAATGATGCCTCTTGAACTGGGCTTCTAAATGTAACTAACATTGGAAGGATTACGCCTTCTGCGGTATCGATGATTTCGTTTAAATATGTGTCATTGTATAAGGCAGAAGACACGCCAAGCACTGCTCTTAACTCACTGGCAGTAATAATTGCTGGCATGTCTTCTCCTTAACTCCCATTACAAAGATGCCAGAGATCGGGAGCAACCCCTGGCACTCAGTTAAATTACGCTACGAACAAAGAACGGAATGCTGTTGGGTAGCGATTAACTACGCAAACATATCCGTAAAGTCCGATTTCAATACGACCATTTGCAACGATGTTGGCACGTAATTCAATTGTGCCACTCTCGTGGAATCGCATTGCTTGTGATGGATAAACCAATGCAGCTTTATCGCCAACATTGTTTCCGGTGTAGTTAGGATCAACAATTAGATCAAGTCCTGCAACTGTTCCATTTGTTGAACCTTGTGTAATTAAGCCAGCCGCATTTTGAGAAATTGCTGCTGCGAATAGTGGACGCTGTGAACCATCAACCGCACCTAATAGGTTTGCGAAGTCGATATTTGTGTATCCACCTGAAGGAGCAACCATCAATCGATTTGGTGTGAATCGCATAACTCCATAAGCGTCTGCAATACCATCAGCGATTGCTTTGTAAATTGTTGTTCCAGATGATGCGCCTGCACCATCAGCTGCGATTGTTGCTGCATAAGCATCAGTCTTCTGTGCATAAGATGCAGCCAACTCACGTACAAGCAGATCTGCAAAGCTCACGTCTGAACGATCAAATAGTTCAACGTTTACAATGTTTGCACCAGCAAACTTGACAATGTTGTCTTCTTGGAAAGTTACAGCTGTATCTTGTGAAGCAAACTCAACACCTTCGGCAGTTTGTCCTACAATTGCTTGATTTCCTAATTTTGGCGTAAACACCTTCATGCCCGTGGCAGGTAGTGGAGCACGCTCAATGCTGTTAATAAATGGACGTGAATCATCGATTACTCCAATAACATCACGTAGGTAGTTTGGTGGAACTACTCCTGTGTTTTCAGAAACAGTTGCAATTTGTAATGCTGCTACTAAATCGCGAGCATCGGTGTCGCCACCAAGTGCTTTGATTTGTGCGTTTAGATATTGTCCGGCTGTAACGTTTGTATCTACGCGTGGCTTTGTGTATGCCATGTAGTTTGCTGTTACAACTGGAGCAGTTTGTGCCGCTTCTACCGCTTCGGTCGCGATAGGAGCCTCAGAAGTAATTTCTGACACTTTGTTCTCCTCTTTGTTTATTTCCTCAGCGGTTGCTTCGGAATTCTCTGGTGCTTCACTAGCTGCTACCTCAGCGACCCGGGCGCTGTCAATTGCAGGATCTGTTACAAGTGAAACTTCCTGAAGTGTGCTGGATTGAATTCTTAACACGCCTTCTTCGTTTTTCCATTCATTAATTTTTACACCAACACTAAAGCCGTCGCGTAATCCTGTAGCGGCCTCTTCCAAAGCGTCATCCGCAGAAAAAGTTTTGGCCAGACGGAAGGTTGCCTCTAATCCTGTATCTGTTGCAGTTATGTCAACAAGTTTTCCAAGTGGCTTTGTTCTTTCGTGCTCAAGCAATAATTTGACCGGCTTTGAGAAATCAATGCTGTCTTTTTCAAATACTGTCAATCCTGCGCTGGTTGATCCCTGCTCATCCCAGGTTACGATCTTGCCTGAGATAGTCCGCTTGTTTGTATCGGCAGCTGTTATTTCTATTGGGAAATTGATCTTCATCGGATCAAATCCTCCTCTTCTTGTATTTGCTCAATGCTCATCGCACCGATGCGGTTTAGGATTTCGTAAACTTGTGCACGCTCTAATGCTGATCCACGTAAGAAATCATCAATATCAAATCGTGTTTCAATTCCGTTAGGGCAGAAGTCTGCCTGGCTTAGACGTTGCTCAATAGCTGTAAGGATTGGACGTAGTGAAAAGTCAATTAGTGCTTTTCGCTCTGCAGTCATATTGGAATATGTCATAGATGTGGTTTCAGCAGATACGAATGAGGCCGGAATACCTGATGCTCTTGCAATTTCTAAGGCTAGGTATTGACGTGCTTGATTTAATTGTAATTTATCAGGATCAAATCCAAGTGCTTGCAATTCAACATCAGCATTTAAAAATGCAGTTGATCTTGTTTGACGGCTCTGTGTCCATGAGGATAACAATCTTGAAATACGCTCTGGAGTTAAGTTTGTGCCATTAGATTTAAGAACCATTTGTGGCATAGGCTCTTTTGCGTACATTTCCGCAGCCTTCTCTAATTCTGCCGCTGCTTTAATAGTACGACCTGCGCGATTGAGGATTCCTTCATCTAAACCATTAAATACAATTAAAGATCCCAAACCAAACGGCGGTACACGCTTTCCATCAACTGTGTAGTATTCAATTTCAGTTGAATTATTATTAAGTGATGCAAATACTCTGTTTGGTGCAATTCTTGTCCAGGCACGAATGCGTGAGGCATCAGTTGATGCATAAGCATCCATTACCATTCCGTAAGCAACTCCGTAAAGCAATAAATCCTCAGCAATCCATGCATAAATTGCTGAACCAGCAACACGTGGATCTGGTTGCATAATTACTCGGTTTGGTCTTACGTGTTCATTAGTAAAGTGGTTGTATTGCTCAAGAGGCAAAGAGCCAATTGTTGAGCAGATTATATTTCTTGCACGTGCTCCGGCAGGTACTGCCATGTAAGCCTCACGTGATGCGGTTGTAGTTCCAAATAGAATACCGCCAACTAATTGCTGAGAATTGTAAGGTGCAAGTGATGCCGCTACATCTGTCGGATCAATTGTTTGTTTTGCTGTAAAGCGATCGAATAGTCCCATTGGCGTAAATTATACCTTATGTCCGACTTATCCGATTTGTATGTCAACCTCTGTTTCTACCTGTGTCGCAAAGTATGAAACTAGGGCAGTTGCAACGGCTGCACAAACTGCAACTCTTGATGCTCTTCTACCGATAATCCATGCTCCATCGCCATAAGGCAATCTTGCAGCTGATAACACTTGCTGAGTTAATTCTTCTTGATCGCCATGCTGTAAACGATGGCTGTTAATCCCTCCGAGCCATCGGTCGCACGATTCTGAGTAAACAGCCCCATCCATATCAGTCGTGGGAATTCCTGCCTGTTGTAAACGGCTGGCAACTGCAGCAGCTGTGCGTTTTGAGTAAGCAATCGTTTCCACCTGGTATTTTCGATAGTACGGAGCAACATCGTTGGCAATTGCTAAATCATTTAGTGAGAAGTCATTCGACCAGGTGTGCAATAGTTGCACGTAATATCTTTCCCCTGGCATTCTTTGTGCTGCGACTAATGCCCCAAACTTTCGATCCGGACTTAAATCTAATCCCATCCACATAGTTTTTTCTGGATCTAGTGGAATTGGATCAATTGCGCATGACTGCCATTTCTGTGCATCTACGACTGAATTGATAGTATCTACCCACTGACATAAGACTTCTGTGCGCACAATATCTGGCGGATCATTTATTACTGATCTTAGATTATCCTTATGGATGGTTATGCCTAAAGATGGATTGGCTTGAGCGAACGCTTCCCAGTTCGGCTCACCCGACGGAAGGGTGATAGGAGTGTTTGGTTCAGCACTCCATTCAAACCAACCAATATCATCATTTGCACCTCCAGCAGCTGCTAAAGCGCGGCTTCTAAGAGAATTCAAAACTATGCTGTGCTGGTCGCCAGCGTTGCTATAAATCCACGTTTGCGGATTCTTTGCGCTAATCATGGTGTATCTCATTGATGACCACGCATCTTGATCCTTGTATTCTCTCAGCTCATCCATGTGGATTGTTTCAGGTTTAGAAATACCACGTGATGCGTTATTGCTTGCCTTAATTACAATTCTTCGATTGCCTTTAAGTTCCAATTCTTCTGCACCATGTTGCCATCGGATCTTCTTTACTTCAGATGCAAGTTTGTCATTCTCCTCAATTAGCGCAATTATTTGCCTAAAGGTTTCAAGCGATGTG